TTTGTTCAAGAACAGAATCGTCTTGCAATCCGCTGTGTATAACGAAACCTGCAAAACCAACCCAGAGTAAAACTAAAGGTACTGCTATCATAAACATAAATATGTCGTTGAAAGTTATTCCTTCGCTTGCTGTGTCTTTACTCATTGTCTTAGTCCTCCTTGGTATTTTTATTTTGCTCACCATCTTTTTTACAATAGCAACTAACATCATTATCACAATAATCGTACCCAGCGAAGCAGAAACAATTCCTAGCATTTCTAGTAATGTTATTAACCATTCTAAAATCATTCCTCCTCACCCACAAAATCTTCAAATGTGCTTTCTTTTATCATTGCTTTTACATCATCTAATTCTGATATTATCTTCGCTAACATATTCGTTAAGACTAGCATTTGGCCAGCCTTCATTCCTCCTCCAATATAATTTCTTCTATGTAGAAATAAGTTACAAAATCATAAACTCCGTCTTTATCCCAATCTGCATATAAATTGATATACATCATATACCACCCAGTGTATGGCTCAGTAAACCAATCTGGACCAGATGTAAGGTTATACTCATTACTTTCCCAACCAGTTACATTGAAAAAGTAATCGTTCCACATATAACCATTCCAAACAGTTTCGTTATCAACTACCTTTATGTGTCCTACGTCAAACCCAATCATCACGGGTAGTGTCTCTTGGTCACAGTCTGTATCTATATCTACTGTGATATTCAAAGTGTTATCTTCTCTGGAATAGTTTCCGTATTGTAAACCGTCGTAAAAATAAGTTGCATTCGGGGTACATTCGTATTCTTCATATTCACAAGACCCGTCATCTTCTTCTGCGCGGTCATTGTAGTTCAATGCTTCATAGTCCATACATCCGTAAATGGTTTCGTTAGTTTGGGTTTCGTTGTTAGTCCCGTTATCAACGGGTCAAAGTCTGCATCAGCTTTGTAATTTATTGCAGTAGGGTCTGTGCATCCTCCTTTTATTGTCGGTTCATCCTCGTCACCCCATATATCACTAAACTGACCAATGTCAACGTTACCGCTACCAAATAGTGCTAGTAAAAAAACGGTAAGTATTGACCCGATTTTTTGACCTAGTTTTGTCTCTCCGATTTTATCAGCTGTCTTGCCAATCTGTTCGAAAACACCTTCTTCTTCATCGTCTGGTTTTCGACCTCTTAGTCCTAATACTTCACGTTCTTCATCAGAAATAACAGAAATTGCACCATAGTCATCGCGAGCCATACAATTAATTTGGGGGTTTTCATATAAAAAGATTATGTCTGATTTGGGTCCGTATATTATATAGGTTATACATAGATACCTAAACTAAGTTAAGTTTTATATAGAAGATTAGTTTATCTATTAATTATGTCAAAAAAACTAGACTCCGACAACGGAGTGTCCTTCAGTGTCACTGTTGACAGTGGCCAGCAAGATAACGATGATTGGGAGCGTAGCGAAATGCGACTAAGTCCATCAAAAATAAATATGTATCTCAAGTGTCCTAGGTCGTTTTATTACAGATACATTGCTAAGCTGCCTGAAACGATGACGATACATTTATTTCGTGGTACAATTGTACACAACATTCTAGAAGATTTATTTAAGAAAAAATTCAGGTACGCAAGTTATTGGAAACACGGTGCCGCTAAAGAATGGGTCACCTCCGAATTCACCCGTGAATGGAACAATCTGGTAGATACAAAACCGTGGGTCTTCAAAGATTACCCCGAACCACAGTTCCGCAAGGAAACGCTGGATATGTTAACCAACTACTGCGACCGAATAGAAAATAAACTATACGATATGATGGAATGGAAAGTTTATCGTTCCAAGGATTTGGCATTCAAGAACCTTCGGCCTCTTGAAACTGAAATGCGGTTACACAACGCAGACCTGAAAATAATGGGCATTATTGATGGGGTCACAAAAGACTTTGAAGGTAACATTTCTCTCATCGATTATAAGACCAGTAAGAGGTATGGACCGTGGCTCCCAGAAGACTATTACCGACAACTTATTATATATGCGCTACTATATTATGAACATACAGGTGTTGTCCCAAAATTTGCGGGTATTGACTGGCTCAGATTTGATGAAACTTACTTTGTAAAAATCACCGATAGCGAGCTATCCGAAGCCCGAAATATTATTAAGGATATGCATACTGCATTGATTAAAAACGACAACAAAGAAGAAAACTTTGAAAAGATACCCTCGAATCTATGCAAGTGGTGTTCTTTCTACAAGGACCCCTGTGATGTTGACCTAAAAGTCTTGAAAAAGAAAAAGGTGAAAAAATGAATAATACGACAGCAGAAAACAACGCAACTGTTACTAACACGACAGCCGACGTTGTAGATGAATCAGGTATGTTAGATACTCTGATGGACAGCCCCGAATTAATGGTCTGTGCAGCAATCATTGCCCTACTCGGTGCATACATTGCATACACACAACCTGCAGTTAGGGTTCTGGTTATGCCATACGTTAACAAGTTTCTGAAAACTCACGAAGCTAAAATCGAGGCATTGCTAGAAGAAAATCTAACCAAAGCACAAAAACTTGCTTATGGAAAGTTAGATGAAACTCTACAAGCTCAGGTCAAAGATGAAGTTCTACGTAACGTAGTCTTAACCGCTTGGGATGAAAAAGATGATGAACTAAAATCATTAGTGAAAGGAAAAGTTAAAGGCGCTCTTGACGAGGCTAAGGAGTCCAAATGAACGACTTCGAAGTCCGTGACTTATACGAGCAAGTGCAACGATTAGAAGGGCAAGTGCAATATCTCATAGAAGCATTACTAGATGAATGCTGCTGTGACGATGAATGTAAGACCGAAGAAGAATAATTGGCTTAACCAATCCCACGGGGGGCTCAAAAAATAGCTCCCCAATTTTTTTGGGTTGACTTGTTTTTCAAAAATCCTCCGATTCGTTTAAAGGGGTGGGGGGCAGGTCAAAAAAAATTAAGCTCCGTTTTAGACGGGGCCCTTAGCTTTTTTGTTGTGTGCCTATCTGAGCTTTATTAAACACTGAGATTCTCATAAAAAATGGTTTATGTAAAGCTGAGATAGACACCCTTAGAAAGCTAAAAACTAAGGCACTGTCAAATACTGAAAATAAACTTATTTCAAGGTCTGAAATATTTATTTCATTTGAGCTTTCATAATCTGATAGAGCTCTGGATTTGTTGCTTTCAAAGTGTTTAAAATTTCCTCTGATTGTAGCGCTAATTCCTTTTTGGTAGCCCCGACAGATTGACGGCTTAAGGTCTTTGTGGCTTTCGTTGTTGCACTTTGTGTTTTTGGCATAAAGAGTTGAACGTGTTGGGCTACCTTTAGAGCTAAATCTTTGTTGTTTGATAAGTAATCTATCATACCGGTAAAGATAGCTAGTTGGGAGCCTCTTTTGAATTCCACATTTAACAGCTCGTGAGCTCGGTTTTTGAGCTCGTGGCTGTAGTGTAAACAGGCCTGTTCTTTTTTGGTCATAATTGGTTTTGTCCTCTATAAATTGAGCTGTTCTTAATACAG